GTTCACTTAGTTCAAGTGCACTGGACATTGTCGAACAAATTCCTGAGATTTCTAATTCTTCAGACGCAAAAATACTATTGCCCATTGTTGTACAGGCTAGAATTCTTTTAATTGTTGAATCGCTTTTCCTTCCCTTGAAATAATGACTCCTCAATAAGGTCACCCTATTCTTTGACAATGCTGTCTGTGACATTCTCACTATCATTCCAGCCTTCGCAAAATGCTGTATCAACTGATCGAACACATTGTTGAGAGACAATGTTGTTGGATTTTCTATAGTCATTACCACTTCAACGTCATCAGAATAAACACCTGCTTCATCTATTTCTATTGTAGTCTCGAATGGTATCATTTCAACGAGTACTGTAGTATGTAAAGTCCATAGAGGGTTGAGCCAACCTTCAACACCACCAAACTGACCAGTTGATACTATAACATCGTCGAAGAATTCATCATATGAATAGACTGTTTGTAAAGGAAAGTAATTTGCTAAATTTTCCCAATCATCCTCTCCAAAAAGGCCGCCAACGAATCCATATAAAGTCTTACAGTTGTCAGATTGCATTGATTGATTGTGTCCTTCAATGTCTAGCATTACAGAATATTTATTCTTCATTAATAATTTCTGAGCCATGCCATGTAATTTTAGCTTCCTGACTTTGTCTTGTTTTGTCATCATTTCAGATTCAAAATACGATAATGCTTTCTTTGCTTTCAACATTTGATAAGACAGACCGTGCTTATTTTTCAAATTGGCATTTCCAAATAACCTAGCTTCGACTTTTTGTTCCCTTTCTTTCGGAATCAATCTAGTAGGATAATTGCTCTTAATCGGATGTAGATTCGACCGGACTCTCTTGACTGATTGTTTTCCTTTACCCTTCAATTTTGAGAAATCCATTGGCCCATACTTTGTTTCCGGTGTTTCCAACAATTGAGATAGTTCCCTTTTAGAATCACCTGGTTTAAATCTAATTGCAGTCGATAATGCTCCTTTATCTTTTGCAACCTCTAAAACATCATCCGCTGTTTTGAAGGATAAACAGTTCCATGGTACTACAGGCTCCCACCATATGATCGGTTCATTCTTTAACTGTGTTAACAATTTATTTTTGATACAAAATTGAATTTGTCTCGTTTCTTCTGTATCATATTTAAAACTTGGAGCTTTCTTGTGCTTGCTTATGAAAGACAATACGAATTGCC